TGTTTCTTGATATTTAATTATAACACCGACGCTCATTAGTCATCCAATATGTTCATTTGTTGAATTCCAGATTTAGCTAATGATACTCCAGCTCTTAATTTAGCAAGTTGTTCGTTCTGCTCAAGTTTTTCTTCCTGAGTATCTTTGTTCATCATTGCTTTCATTTTATCTAGATTGATCCGTTCTTCATCATATTCTTTTTTACGTTCATTCTCCATTGCTCTTAAATCAATCTCTCTTGATTTAAGTTTCAATAATGGATCTCCATCTAACTGTGAAGTAATTTTATTTTCTTCTTCCGCAAAGTCTTTAGTTAACTCTGCAATCAGTTTTGCTTTTCTTGCTTCAATCTGTTGAGTCATCATTTGCATCTGTTGCGCGATCTGCGGATTGTTTTGCGCTTGTTGTTGCATTACTTGTATCTGTTGAATCTCATCTCTAAATTCCATTTGCACTTGTTCTTGTGCCATTAGAGAAATGTGTTCTAAAATATTTTTTTGTAATGATGCCATTACTGTTGGATTATTTCTAACCATATTCGTTTGCATAAAGTTTAAGTGAGAATCAATATGTGCTCTATGGTCTTGACCTGGAAATGCTTGAAACGGTTTAGCCGCTAAAGCGGTAATGTGTTCTACACTTGGATCCATTGGTTGCATTGGAGCAGGTGGAGGTAAAATAGCATTGACATTTTTAATACCGATCGCCTGATACATAGACCTGTACGCTTGGTACAGGTTATGTATCTGTGGGTTTGATTGAGCCAATTGGAGCTGTGTTTGGGCCAAAGAAATCCGTTGAGTTTGTGAAAAGATATTAGGATCTGCAACCGGTAAAATATCTACTCGGTCATCAAAATCCTGAACTTTAATTTGTCTAGTTGCACCTGGAACATCGTATGGATATTCAGGCGGTAAATAAGTTTTAAATACTTCTGCTAATAATTTAAACTCTTGTTTTAAACCTACATATAATCTTTTGTGAATAGCGGACATCACTCTGCTTCCTCTTTCAAGTAAAGCAACCGTTGTACCAACAGCCATTCTATCATTGCCTTCACCCACTTGCATATCTGCAATAGCCGCGAACCGTTGTCCTGAGTTCACTACCACTCCTAATAATTGCAATAACACAGCACTAGGTTCTTTAAAGGGTAAAGGTAAAAATGAATCTCTTAAGTTTCCACCTGGTGCATCGACATCTCTAAACTCTCCAGGTTGTAAAGGTTGTGCATCGTCTCGTACTCGAATGCCTCTAGTTTTAAATCCAGCAGGTAAGTTTGATAATGTACCTGCATCCAATAATTGTCTTAATGCAGAAGTTGCAGTACGTGACAATCCACCGATCATATGAATTAAACCAAAACCATAAAAACCAAGTCCTGGTAAAAATTTATAATGAACAAAATAATTTATTTTTTTCTTTAATGGATCTTCAGCTCTATAGTTTCTTCTAATAGATAAAATTTGTCGAGTCGACTCTTCAACAGTGACCACATAAGGAAGTTTAATCCCTGTTGGTTCACCTGTTGAATCGACTTCTTCGAAACCTTCCAAATCTAAATTGACGTGACACTCCAACAACGTATAAATATCATCTTGCTTTTGTTGCTTGACTCCTTCTAACTCTTGTTCTTTTTGAGTGATCTCATCGGTTTTCATTTGAGGTTCTTGAAGATCAATGTCTTTATAAAATCCATTGACCTGTTGTTTTCTTAAATCGTTCTCTGAGATTTTAATTACGTGCATAATGGATTCTGCATCATCTAATGAGGTAGCTGAATACGGAACCACTAAATCATCAGCGGGAACGAACTTAGAAACAGCTCTACCTAAAAGATCGTCATAATAAACTTTCTTAAAGGTAGATCCTGAGAGGGGAAGATAGAAAAGCATTTGATCAAACTCTGGTTCATATTCTTTCATCTGATCCATTATTTGATAATTCATAAAATCTTTAACACGGTTCGCTTGATCTTGTTTCGGTTGAGTTTCGTCTCCTAAGATCTGTGTTCGAACTGGCCCGTCCGCGGGCAGTAATTCTTTATACGCTTGTGCTTGAAACTGAGTTACCGCTTCAGCAAGTACAGGGTGAGTAACTCCTGATGCACCTCTAAACGGTTCTGTTCGTTTTGTATATTTAAAACCTAAAAGGTCTAATCCATTTCTGTAAGTGTCTTCCCAATCTTTTCGAGAAGATCTATAATCAGTATAGTCTGCAGTTAACTTTGATCCAAGTGGATCTAAAATATCATCGTCTAATAATTCTGCTAAGTTTGAAAAGTGATCTTGTTCACCCTCTACGTTGACCGCTGAAGGCTCGAAAGAAATCTCAGCTCCACCTTCTTCAGTTTCAATAACTTCTACTGGTGAGCCTTCTTCTTGTTCTTTTAAAATATCTTCTTCAACAGATGCTTGAACTTCTTGTTCTCCAGGAACTTCAATAGTTGATTTTACGTTAGGTAACGATTTGTCGATTTCGGCCATTTATTTTCTCCAATCTTACTACTTTAGACTTTTTTGGTTTGATTTTCAAGCCCTGTGGATTAGGCCCTGATTTTGGGGGTATAGTTTTAGTGAGTTTTGTTTTAACCATTAATAATATGTTTTTTCAGTTTGTATAATAGGTTCATCTTCATAGTCTTCTGGATGATCAATAAACCCGCCTTGTCTGAATCTCATAACAGCTTGAGTAGTACTATCCACCAAGTCATCGTGGTCGCCATACGGAAACGCTGCACATTCTTCAATCACCTCTTCAGCAAACTTTTCATCAGGTGCCCAAACTTGACCAGACTCAAATATCGGTGCAACTGAGTTTACTCTTGAATGTTTATCATTTCCTTTGCTCGGTGTAAAGGTAATTACTGGGATTCCCATTTTTCTAAGCTCATAGGTTAATGGCATTCCAGAAGCCTTTGCCTCCACTACAACTGTTTCAGGTTTCCAATATTGATATTGCTCTAAAGCTTTTCTCCTTAGTTCTGGAAACTCTAGTCGTTCTTTAACTGAATCAAGTAATATTAAATTTGGCCCACTATCTGGATCAGGATGAAATACACCCCAAGTAGTGATTGCAGAAAAGTCGGCAGTTTCTTTTTTAAGAAATGCAGTATCGTAAGATTGAATGACGTGTTGTAAAGGTGGCACATAATCTTTGTCCCAAACTTTCCACCACTCTCGTTTAATAATTGAACCTTCTTCTGAAGTTGGGTTTTGCATCCATTGCGCGTTCCACTTTCCAACCGATAGAGAAGCTTTCACTCCTTCAAGTTCTTCTTTCTTCCAATACTCTGGCCATACCGGTTCACCACTTGGCATTATAGCTGGGAACTCAATCACTTCCCATTGATCTGTCTTTGCACCTTTTTGAGCTTGTAATAATTTACCCGTCAAATCTTTTGTGTTCCAACGCGTCATAACCAAGACAATTGTTCCGCCAGGTTGTAAACGCTGACGAGGCCCTGAAGTATACCATTCGTATGCTCGCTCTAAAGCATCCGCGTTCAACGCATCTTGCTCAGAGTGTGGGTCGTCAATAATTAATAAATCCGCACCCCGTCCAGTGATGGCTGAGCCGACACCCGCTGCATAATATTCACCACCCTGTGATGTTTCCCATTTGCCCGCGGCTTGCGAATCTTCTCTGAGTCTTGTTTTGAAAACTTCTTTGTATTCCTGTGAGTCCATTAATGTTTTTGCTTTTCTACCGAAACGAACAGCGAGCTCCGTGGTGTGTGTAGATTGGATAATTTTTAGTTTTGGATTTTTACCAATCATCCAAGCAGGAAGTAGAAATGAACTGAATTCAGATTTAGTATGTCTCGGAGGCATATTGATAATGAGTCGTTTGATTTTCTTTTCAGCGATTTGATTAAATTTTTCTGCAATGACTTTGTGGTGTTTACCTTCAACAAATTCCGGCCAAACGTGTTTTACAAAAGACATAAAATCAGAATTGATTTTAGATTCTTTTTTCTTTTCCTGATACTTCAGGAAAGTTTTCATAAATTCTTTCCTAACGTCTGGTGGTAATTTTTTTATTTTTTCTATGTCAACATCCATAACCAAAAACCTTTTGTTGGACAATTGTAATATATTTTTTAAAAAAAATATAGGGTTGTTTTAAGGTACCCTTTTTTGTTTTTGGGCCCCTCCCCCCTAATGCAAGTTCGGATTTCTGAAAAGTATTAGGGACTTACTTAAGTCTAAATCTTACTATATATACTAATATATTAGTTACATATTTATATTTGGACAATTAATATTGTATATTACTTCGTAATATACTTTTATCTTAGTATCTCTATTAAGGTATAATTACTTCGTAATTATACTCTTAATGTGTCGAAAAAAATCGACACGCGACACGCGAAAAAAAACCCGCCAAACGCGGAACGCGTGGCGGGTTTAGTTATT